GGTCACATCATGTAACTGCAAATACTGGTCAGAAGTCTTGCTGTTATAGCCAAACAATCCATAAAAACTACCAGCACTGTTCTTGATTACACCACTTGCAGCATAGGCAGTTGTCTTGTAAACAGATGCCTGGGATGAAGGTGTAATAGCAACTTTCATTCGACCATTAGCATCCAGTAAGATTGGACACGCATCACCATCACTGTAAGTGGTAGGCGTTGCTTGGTACTTGCCAAATACAGGCAAACCATTGGTTGCTGTGCCAAATGCAGCATCCTGTGTTAGAACATCCAGCATCCTACCATCTGAATCAACTATACCAGTAGCATCCAATCCTACAACATAAGTCACCGTTGGAGCGACTGTGGCACCAGCAATCAATATATACCTACCAGTGATATAGTCAATCCAGTAATCGCCATTACTAGACAACAAAGCCTCACTGAGTTTCTCTGCTATAAACACAGAACCGTCAGGTGTAAAACCACTATCACCATGTTCACCTATGCCCTCATAGGTCTTATTCATAATAGGAGCGTAAGACAACGAACCCCTATAACGAGTACCTGCAGTCATAGACGATAGTGTTTCACTAACACTACAATACTTATATGGCTTTAAACTAAGCATGTTTAGGGCCATCTCACCATCAATTCGTCTTTTAGTATTCTTCATTATTCTCATCCCCTATATTAAACTATACGGCTTCTTTGGCGGTCTTACTCTAACACCAACACCAAGCCTGTTACTTATTGTTCTTGACAAATCGCTATTAAATCTCAAGCGTCTGTACTCTCTCATCTTCACGTCATCGTTATCCGTCATCTTCGCCCTGACATATTGTTCAACTGCTCTAACCATATCATTACCACAATTAATATAAGAATTTTCATCTGGACTTGCAATCTCTGTCACATCACTCCAATAAGTAGTATCTGTATAATCAACACCACTTAATGCCGTAGACGGTAAATCGGAAACCAGACGTTTATAGTAATGATACCTTGCAGCATAATCTGCACGCACACCATCAGCAACATATACAATCTCATCCTTGGTAACAGCAGTAGTCTCAGTGGTAACATGGTCGTAAACACTGGCATCGCCATCAGGATTATACACAAAAACATAACCCTTTTTCGTGTATATCAACTCAATACCATTAGTTACGCTTATATTGGGAGTTATCCAGTCTCCATCACCATCTTCAATGTAGAGTTTGAAAGTCCGTCCCATGTGTTCAGCCAGCCAATTGTAATCATTATAGCTATCCTCACCATTGTCATTAATAGTAAGCGAAACAAGCTGAACCATATCTGCTGGATAATTGTAATCCTCAACACCACTTACAATATTAATGTAGCCCTCTACTTTGTTTTCCCAACTCAATTCCTGAATCTCATTAAAGGCATCACCAATATAAGCGGTAACCAGACCTGTCTCTGTAGTTCTTAGTCTCTCCATTAAGTTTAATACTGTAATCGCCATATAGTCCCCTGTTTACACTAACCTACCGCCAACTAACCTATAACTGAATGCATCATATCCAATCTTGATATGCACCAAGTTGGTATTACCAGAATCATCAGTAAGTACTGCTATGGTATCAGAAACAGGATAAATATACACACTACTACTTGCAGGCAATGCCGTACCGGCAACTTTTTTGCCAGTTCCGTCATAACAATCACAACTCAGAGTAGCAGACGAACCGTCAGTAACCCAGGTCAAGATTATCTCTTTGCCACCAAAAATAGCATTTTCCTTACTTGCAGTGAAACTGGTAATAGCCATCTAATGCACTCCATTACGTTGTAGGAACGTACATGAATTCAGCGCCCAAATCAGCAGACCCGCCACGCTTAACCAGAATCTTGCAACTCGAAGCCACCAAACAATTCGGCAAAACAATGGCCTGACCAGCCGTTAAAGTACAGGTATACAAAGGTGTACTACCATCCGCAGCAGTTAAAACCACGTCCATCGTATCAGTGGTAGCACTTCCAAGAACAACATTTGGATAAGAACCCGAAGCCTGATGACCAGTATGCTTTACATATATTGTATAGTTACTACCACTACCAACAATGACTTCTGCTCCACCCGATGTGGCCAGTAAATACAATGGACTGCCATTAGAATAGCCCGTAACGGTAGCCGTTGCACTACTAGCAGTCACTGTGGTTACGGCACTGCCGCCAAGTGTCTTTCTAATATTTTCATGTATTGTCTTTGGCGAATACAAACCATCATTTGTACTATCGGCCTCTACATAAACAGTACATGAAGTCGAAATTTTAGCACTAACACTACTCATTTCCACTCTCCTTGTTTTCTCGTGAGCTAATTAGCTTAGAAACATATAAACTAAGTTGTTGCATAGCCTTATCATAGAATCGCTCTCCTTGCTGAGACGAAAGATTAGCCTTATTCAAATAGGAGGCCGCCAGATTTACCACAATACCAGCCTCCTGTAAATAACCTAAGGCCTTATTCAGACCGGCACTGAATTTACCAGACTCGTTATTAACCAAAGCAGTATATTTACCAAGTATTGCCTGAACATTGCCAGTATACTCCTGCAATAAAGCATTATTCTTAGCAGTATATTCACCAATGTAGGCATTTACCTGCGCGTTGTAAGCTGCTATTTCACTGTTTCGTAATGCCTGTAACTCACCCAGATATGCCTGCACCTTAGCGCTATAACTATTAATCTCAGCATTGTACGCACCAAGTTCAGCCTGTACTCTGTTACTATATTCCTGAATACTGGCACTAACCCTGGCCTGATAATCATTTATCAAAGCATTCACTTCTGACTGATAAGAACTATTCTTCTGGTTAACTTCTATTTGGGCCTTCTGGATAGAATAAGAAATATTAGCATTAAACTCGGCAATGTTGGCCTCTACCTCAGCTCGATACTGCGCTATAATATTACCAGACACAGATTGGTATTCCTGAATCTTAACATTATTTTCGCTGGTAAATTTATTCAATAACTTTTCAACATTCGCCCTGTAAATATTAATATCTGCTTGATTTTCGGTTGAATATTGGTCAATTAATTTTCGTATTTCAGCAGAATACTTTTGTATGTCAGCCTGATAATTACCAAGTGCTTCATTCACATCAGCCTGAAACTTACTAATATCAGCCTGCTTTTGAGTATTCCACTCCTGAACATCAGCATCCATCTCCGCACGAAATTCCTGAATGGCTTTGTTTGTATTGGACTGATGCTCCTGTATTTTGGCATTGGCATTACTCTGATAATCCTGAATAGTAGCCTGGGTCTTCGATTGATACTCTTGTATCTCACTCTGAACTTGTGTTTGCCACTTCTGCAACTTAAACTGAACTTCCTCTTGAATCCATTCCTGAACCTCGGCATTAACCTGGGCCTGATAATTTGCTATATCATTTTGGCAGGTGGCAATTTGAGCCTCAAGGTCAGCTCTATTGTCCTGCAATTTGGCACCATATGACGCTACATCAGCCTGGCACTCGTTAATTTCCTTCTGCAACTCAGCCTGATATTCCTGAATCCCCTGATTAAATACTTGTAACTCTTTCTGAATATCAGCCTGATACTCCTGAATGTATAAACCTTGCTTGTTAATGTCTATCTGCGCTTTCTCAATATCATCAACACTGCTACTCATGTAACTATCAAAAGTAGTCATATTTAGTGAAGATACTGGCATGTTAAACGTAGGCAAAGACGTAGTTAGTGTAATGGTCTTGGACGGCGCCGAACCTGCCGAAGTGTAGGAAATAGAAACAGCTGGAGGAGTTATCCCGCTCAAATCTAAATCTGTGAAGGTCGGAGCATCTGTCAATGTCAGCTCCGACAATCTAATATCAGTTGGCAAAATAAGGGCACCTATAGTACCAACATCCATTGTTCGTATGCTTAATGTGCCTATTGCTGTCGCCATAGACGGTTGTGTATAAGTCGGTGCCGTTAAACTACTAAAGTCTATATCGGACTGCGACAATGATGCATCAAGAGCATCCATTGTATACAGTGATAGAGCTGGTAATACCGGACTAGCAGGCATAGACAAACTGCCAACATCAGCAACTGAAACTGTATCTATCGAATTTACTGGCAATACTGGAAACGTTGGCATTGCCAAAACTGGCAAGTTAATACTGGATGAAAATGACGGAAAGGAATCCGTAGCATTAGATAGCGTAAGAGTAGGTAAGGTTGCCATTGATACCAAACTCAATACTGGCAAATCAGGACTACTAATACTACTCCAAGTTGGCAATGCAGCCTCAAACAGAGACAAGTAACCAGTACTGGCAGTTGTGGCCTTCGCCAATTCCGTCTGGCCAAGTCCACGCCAAACACCAGCTAAATGCACAAAATCAAGATGGGTGGCATAAGTAATCAATAAATGCCTTATATCCTTAATTGTTAATTCATCATCACTACCAGTAGAAAAAACTATCGGAGCCAAGTATATGACATAACCCTTCTCACTTGCGGTAGGAGCTGGCTTTATGAATACCTTATTACCGTATATGTAATATGCTGGGAACAAAGTGGTGCGCTTGTACAAACTGGTAACAGTAGTATCCTGAGCATAGGCAAGCGCATCTGGCAACGGTATACACTTACGACCATTCCGAAAAACAGACACTACCCTATCCGATATAAGCGTAAATCCAGTATCATCAGTTATATTTGAACTTGTTGTGTAAAATGGAAGCGCAACCTCCAGCGGCAAACTACCTACCAACCAGTTGCTGGCCTCATTTAAAAATTCCACCAACTGATTATCAGTCGTTGCGGGAGTCCCACTGGCTACACTACCAGTAATATTACGCATGGCTGTAAATAATTCACCGGACATATTATGTAACCCCTAAAGAAGAAGGGCGAGTATCACTACCCGCCCTCTTGCATGACTACCAAACATCTTCTTCCCGTCCTATTAACTAAACGGCGTAGCTAAAGTACCATCACCAATTAAGTAACCATCAACATACCAATGACCATCAAATGATACTAATTCAAGCCATCCACCAGCTAATCCGCCTTTAGTCCCCGAATTTAATTCAATCAAATCATCATCAGATTCATCAGCAGCAAACTTAGAATCATAGGCATTGTTATCTTTATCGTGAATAACTAAAGTGCCCTTAAATAATGAAGTAGTAGCCGCTGTAGCTATCTTGTAATAATTTGAACTAGTAGGAGGTACGGTAACTAGAAACTTAAAATTAATACCATCAACAGCTGTAGGCAAGGTTAATGTAATCGTAGAATCATAAGCCAACACATAAACTTTACCACTATCATCAGCAGTTAAGGTACGACTGGCAGTTATTCCTTCAACTTCAACTAACCCCTCCGATACACGGTCAATATGGTCTTGAGCTCCAAAAATTGCACCTTTACTCATTTTATACTCCTTTCACTAAGCCCGTTTCCACGCAGCATGTTTCTCAGGCGATTTACAAACAAAAGCAGCTTCAGTCTGAATCAAGTCCACCTGACCATCAATACCAGTGCTTTCAAGACTCTGTACGCCAACATACACAGCCGTATCACGGTTAATACCATTACCAACCAACGGACGGTATTCAACTTCGTTGAGGTTAACCGCAAGAATGCAAATACCAGTACCATCAAGCGACGGACAACGCACCAGGTTCATATCACCATAAGGCGTCCAGATAACATGATTGCGCAACATCTCAGCTCCCAACTTAATGTCACGCCACTCCACATACTTCATGCTCATTGACCCAACAGCACCAGCCGCAGCAGCATTATTAGCTCCATAACCACTAACCTTCATCACCCAGTTCATCGTTGCTTTGTCTGCCAACCACAGCGTAGCCTTGTCATTACCAGCGTTGTAACGCTCGTCCATATAGGTAGCCATGTCATCCAAAAAGTCATCAGCGGTCTTACTCGTTCCCAGAGTAAAAATATTACCATAATTCAAAGTGTAATCAGCAATACCCTGAGTATGGTAAATGGTTCTGCCCTTAATGTCAGTGCTGGTGCCCAGATGACTCCATAAGCAACCACCTTCACAATCCTGGTTGTGCTGAATCACCTTATTCCGCCACGCCCTGGCAAACTCATCAGGAGCAATCTTCATTACCGTTGCGCGAGTCGTGTTGTCCATTGCCAACGTAGTCTTAAAAATCTCCGTATTGGAATAACCAGTAGAGAAAGGATTGTCATTCCAACTCTCAGGGAAACCGCTACCACGCGCATAAGCAGTCGAAACCACATAACAACGAGCGCGTTCCAACTGGTCAAATATACGCAACTTGGCCAAGTCACCAGCCGCCAAAGAACTAATTGGGTAATCAGCAGTATTATTTGCACTACCCCAACCAGCAAGGTCACGATTAGCGGTTAACGGTTTCTTAACAATAAGACGCAGGTCAACAGTATTTGTGTTCAAAACAATCTGCTCAATACGACCTGTAAAATAATCAATAGTGTTGAACGCAGCCGCATCGGTATTAGCTGCACCACCAGCCGCAGCCACACACGGAACCTTCAAAATCTGACCGACAACAAAAAACTCCGGTCGAGTTCCTGAGGCCGCCACGGCAAAAGCGCTCCTCGTATTACCTTCGGCATCATAAACAACACCAATGTTACCAGCCGACTTGTAATCGGCAGCCATCCGTAACCAATACTCGTCACCAGCATCTACGTTAGTGTAGGTAACAGTAGCATCAGTAGTGGAATACCCACCAATACTCGTACCATGCGCTACGACATAGGCATAACGACGATGATTGACATTACGATGTTCTAAAAATTTGGGTTGAGGGTCATCAGTGGGATTACGTTTTAACCGATTAATCATTGCGAAAAGAGGAGTGGCCGAAGGCCCCACCTCACTCGCCTTGGGAATCGGAATAAACCCATAACTACGCCTCAAATCACCAGTACTTAACGAAGAACCCTGCGAACTCGCATAGCCTTCAGTAAGTCCAGTATAATCAGATAAGGTCTTAAAATCCATAATTTAACTCCATTTCCAAGTTAGAGCCTGGAAAGGTCTACCCCCTGTACCTTGGATATTGCATCTTGGAAAGTTTGAGAAGCCGATGGCCTCTGACCGCCACGTTGACTAGCCATAGTTGGAGGAATCCTTTTCACTGCTCCAGTTTGTTCAGTCTTTTGCGCTCTCATATTCTTAATTGCATTTTCCACTATCTTATTTTGATTGGTCAGTAGGAAAGCATTCTTCAGGGTTAGCCTAACGTCTTTACCCTTAGTGTTAAGCCATTCCTCAAAATCCTCATCAGTCCAGTTGTTCTCCTTCATCAATTCTTGCTTTTCGCTCTCGAATTGCCTGGCCAACTCACTCTGATTTTGCTCGGTATACGCTCTTTCCCGTTCCAATCTAATTTGCCTAGCGGCCTCCAATGCAATCTGGGCATGATATACTTTGTAACTATCACTTTCTGGATTCTTGAGCGCCTCATCTAAATCCATTACAAAGCTATCTTTTTCAATGCCCAACGCCTCAAATAAATCTTTCGGCGTCTTCTCATTCTCTTTCCTGGTGGCGATTTGTTCTTTCACTTCGTCACGTAAATCGTCCAGCTCGGCTCTGAGTCTCCGTGCTTCTGCACTCGAACCGGAATAGCCACTGTTAGCTGCCTTTAAATCTGATTCCAGTTTCTTAACCCGCTGTTGTAACTCGGCAACGGTTTCCTTACCTTCCTCAGCTTCAGGTTCTTTCTTTGGCTTAAGCTCCACACTATCAATACCGATAGGTAGTACACCATCGAAACCAGCTAGCGACCGCTCACCTCCGGTAGGCATTTGCTTATCGTCAGCAAGACTAAGTAAAAAATCCTCGACAGTCCCGGCACTCTGTGTGTTCCCGTTACTTGTTTGCGTTTCTTTACTCATATTCTCTCCTTTGCATTTTAAATATAGGTTATTATTTACAATTTGTCAAGTATTTATTTTTTATTCCTCAACATTTTCAGAACTGGCCTCCATCTCGGCGTTCTTTTTTAGCAAGTCAATCTCATTAGCAGCTCTCTCAGCACGATTGGCAAACTTACCAGTAGTAGCGTTAACATCATTCTGCATTTTGTTACGAAGATTACGCTGCTGAGCTTTAGTCTCTAACACCTGCTCCTTTATCTTCTGACTACCGATAACCTTCTCCACAAGTATACCACTCTGAATAACCTGACGACGCAATGTATCGTTATCGCCATTGAGTTTCTTTACTTCTTCCTGCAGTTGCTTGACAGTCTGCTCAAGCCTTGCCCGTTCGTCCATACGCTCCATGATACCACTCTTATCTTCTATCTCGACATGGCGTAACCAGGCCAGTCGGTCAACAGCACCAGCTTGAAAATACTCAAACATCTTTTGCTCTTTAGCCTCACGGTTGGTAGGCCAGACACTACCAGAAACTTCAACAACATCAAATTTTGCCGAAGCATAATCAAAGTACTTCCCAATTATTTCACCGGTATTGCTGAATATTGGCTTGTTAATTTCATATTCACTGGCTGGATTGTTTTCGTTGCCAGCCTCTGGTGAAACTATTCTGAAAATCTTATTGGCAGTATATGTTTTCTGGGCTATTTCCTTGAATACCCTCCCCACATGACGCAACCAAGGTTCTACAACTCCCTGCAAATACATTCTCAATCGTCTGGTACCAAACTCATCTATGGCCAGCGTGCTTCTAAATGGTTCGTTTATTACTTTGTCCATGCCCATCATGTAACTGCTGATACCAAGACTATACTCAATATCGGTCTTGGACTGCTCTACTATCTGATAGAAAGCACTATTCAGTGGCTGCGGAATACGCTCTTTGGGTGGCACCTCGCCCTCATACTCGACAATACCCGCTGGCGTGCTTAACTCGCCCTGCGCCTTCTCCTTATCAATAATCGTACCCTGACGTGCCAATATCCCAGGATTACTCATCAAATTGGCATGATGAATCATAATTTGGTGGGCTTTATTCAGTTCTTCCTGCTTGCCAATAACATACCTAATTGCACTTATCGGATAAGGATTGCCAATATGAATGAACGGCAAGGGAATTATCGGATAATTCGCATAAGGCAACTGACTGGTGTATAGCAAAGTATCGCCAACAATACATTCTAGCAAAATATTCGGCTCATAGTACTTTATCTCACTACCCGCCACAACTGTGCTGGCAATGGCCGGAAGCTGCATCAGTTTATTGTATTCGCTTTCTGGCATTGTGCGTTCTACAGTTTTCATTACTTCGCTGCTAATTTCAGCGTTTACCTTTTGCTGCATCTCATTCAACTGCTGGTATAAAGCACTTTCTTCTTTCCTGTATTCCAACTCAGCACGTTCCTGCAATATCTCGCCATTCTGTAATTGCTGATTTAGAGTCTGTTGTATTTCCAGCAATCTGACCTTAATTTCCTGCTCCATCTCTTGTAACTTGTTGGCCGCATTCTTCTGCATTGCATCTAGTTCTTCAGGACTAGGCGGTGTCTTTTGCAGAAATGTCACATAAGGCAACTGCATCTTACTGTAAACTTCATAGTAACCAACCATTTCATCAGGCATACCAGTAGTAACTACCGCCTTGTTTAGTTTGTAAAAGTCAAAAGACTGCCAGTAAGCAAGACTGGTAAGGCCCAATAGATTACCAGAAGCCTTCTCTATCTCTTTCTCATATTCCGGTAACTTGTGTTTTAAAAATTCCTTACCAAAATTCTTGGCTACAATAATAAACTTTGCATCTCTGCTAAAAATATCACTGGACTCAGGGTCTATAAACACATCCTCTGGGTCTATATCATCAAACATTACTTCGCCTGCCCCCCTGTCTGCATTTTTATCAACATAAATATGCATGATTCCTTTACTCTTTACTACCGCATCACGGACTATCTTGGCATATTTCTGACTAGCATCACTCAAATCCCAACAGTAATCCTGTATTGCGGTATGCAATACCCCAATATCACTGTCAAAACCAGACATGTCTCTGCCGACAGCCTTCCAGCGCGGACGAGAAGCCGTAAGAAAGAATAACATAACTTCCACAGCGGGCGTTATACGATTGATTGTAAAAGTAGGCATATCAGAATCTTCAAGAGCCTTAATATCTTCTGCCGTTAACTGAATATCATTGTAAAAACCCGCACACTTACCTACAAAATATTCCCAATTCTGACGCTCGGAATTGTTGGAAAGCTGCATCATTGACATTATCTCCGATACCCGCTCTTCCCTCGCCTTCGACTGATTACGACCTATCTTACTTCTTGCCATATTCTTCTCTCCATCTTATAGTACTTTCCACGATTTCTTCTTTTTCTTCGGAATATAAAACTCAGTTGGTGATTCTGCAAGAGTTTTACGCCTAACATGAGTGACGGGCGGATAAGCATTCAGATTAGCAATGAAAAAAGCCTCTATGTCATCATCATGTACCATGCGCACACCAAACTTAATCGTCTCATCTATCAAATTCGAGTCATCCTCACGATAAAATATCATTCGCTGACTGTAAAACATACTCAAAAACGAACTAATCCTGTTCAACTTATTAACACCACCAGGCATTACACTATTGGCTACAATGTATAACTTACCCAACTTTAACTTACGCTGCCATAAGTCTTTAAAAACGCTCCTGTTCATTGCAACATCTTCAATACTACCGCCTATACAGTGAAACTTATCGTAAAGCTCTATGTAATAGTCAACTACACCCTTCTTACCTATCAACTCGTCATTCTCACCACGCAAACCACTCATTGGAATACTGCGCTCACGTATACCATACAAGGAATAACGTCTGTTCAAACCGTCTACCGCAATCACCCGCAAACAAGAGTAATCACTGGTTCTGGTCTCTATGTCAGTCGCGGGGTCACAACCAATAAACGTATTGACAACTATCTTCTCACCATTTATTACTAGATAATTTACACCACCACCATCACGAACACTACCACCCTCGTGCAAAAAAATACCATTGTGGAACTGAATATGACTTCTCGTCCAAATCGCCGTGTCCTCAGTCTGTACCTCTAACTCGTATTCCTGATAATAAAGATACAACTTGCCCACCGACTCAAAACGAGCCTTAATCTTGTTCAACGTCGCCCTCGGCAACCTGCTGTTCCATAACACACCACCAGGCATGTCAGGCTGAGTACTGCGAAACACGATAATCTTCCAAGGATAACTATCCTCAGTACCATTACGCTTGTTCTTCTCATAAGCTTCAATAAAATTCTGAATTATCGAATCGTAATGTACCGGAGTGCCAATAATAAATAACCGACAACGCGCCCGCTGGTCTATCGCAGGCAATATGCTGGCAAACAAAGTGTCCTTTAAATCATTGCGACTACTCTGCGTCTTGGTGTTCTGCTCATTCTCCAAGTCATCACCAAATACCCTATCAAAACGTAATGTACCACTCTCTATGGTAGCCTCAGTCTTACCTCGCAAACTCTTCAAATTACTACTACTTATCAACCTGTCACCAGCCGAAGTAACTATCTCTTCCTTGTTCCAAATATCGCCCACCAACTTACCAAAAATATTAATTATCTCACGATTGTAACGACAATGCTTGGCCACATACTTAACATTATCAATACTATCCTCCTGACTCTTAGCTACCCAACCGTAAAATAACGCCTTCCGCATCGAAGCCTCATCCCACCAGTAATCCCGCAACTTGAAATCCTTTATCTCCGATAACCGCTCCAAAAAATCATGATGAAAACAAAAATCATGAACAATACTTGCCTTAATCATCGTGGTCTTGGCACTGTCTCTAGGCAAAATTATCGCACAAGGCTTCGTGCTATCATTGTTTATCTCATCTGCCAAAATATAATGAAACTCCGGTGTCTCAGTCTTTAAAAAATCACCAGGCAAAAATCGCTTACCAAAGGCTATCAAACTGGTGTAAGTAAGATATAACATCCGCTCCAACGCAGATAAACCATCAGGCAATATATCTAACTTACGCATCCGCTAACTACTCCGCCGACTCGCCTAACTCATTAAGCGACTTAATATCATCCGGCAACCCATCTACCGGCAATGCTCCACTCTCTCCACTATCAAATTGCTCCAAAAACCTGCGCTCCCGACTCTCAACTAACAAACCACTAAACGGCTCCTTCTCACCAGTCTCCTTATCCTCCATACCAATGTAAACACCCAACTGCTTCAACGCTACCAACTTGTCACGCGTCTTTACCCCCTCCGCATCTACTACATTCTTAAAAGCCGTTATTATCCAGTCCTCATTTACACCACATCTGCTCGCCGCCTCAATACTCTTCTCGTTCATATACTTCCTTATCCTTTCTTGTTTTAATAACAACATCGCATACCGCTTGGCATACTTACCCCTGTACCTGAAAGCTAAACAGTACGCCTCCTCCGCATCCCTACCCGTCAACAAAAAAATAGCAAACAATAACTCACCACGAGTCATCTTATCACGACCACTAACATTCTTAAACCGATTCGTAGTCCCCCTACTACCCAATACATACCTGTTCTCTCGTAACGTGAAATCAGTATGCATATCCATCAAACGCGCTACGTACGTCCCCACTATCGTCCGCACAAAACCCTTGTCATTCCGCAATATCTCCAATACACAACCATCATCAGCCAATACCCACTCCCCTACCTCAGCATGTCGCCAATCATAATTCAAACTCGGCACCATACCACACGCCCCCATGTAATTCTCAAAATCAACTATGTTGTTAAATACCAAATGCCGCTTACCACGCAATAACCCGTAACGATAAGTAATACCATACTCAGTATCCGTGTAATACTTCACCTTCCACCACCTACCAATAACCCAATGTAACTGTCTACATACCCCTCTATCTCCCTGTCCAAACTACCACTACCCATCAACGCCTCACGCACCCCACTACCATACCGCAAATACTCAACCAACCACACCCTAAACCTATCAATATCCCCACCACTCTCATCCCAACGTGTCAATATTAAATCTCTTATATTCACATACGTAATATATAAACTTTATTAATAACTGTCAACTAATTTCTAAAAAAAAATTTTTTCACACACTACCTACCAACCCACCACCCCCCTAAAATACTATCCAAAATATCAAAAACGTTACCCAAATACTAAAAATATACCCCACTATCAAATACAGAATAATTCAACGAATACGGCATGCGACACTTAGAATTGCTTTGCCGATTTTAAGTTAGTCAAATTTTGTTATTTAACGAAAGGAGTTTGTATGTTCGAGATATGGTTTAAGATTGTGGCGACCAAAGAGTTTGACTCTCTTGACCACACCAAGCACCTGCGGATGCCGGTACCCACTTGGCAGAAGGTGACGATTGACACCGAGAAGAAGGTGGCCTACTTCTCATCGACCGGGACGGTCATCAACGGACGCCTGACCGACGAAGAGATTTCGTTGCTGAAGACGATTGAGACGCGCGCTTAAGCGTCTCAACTCCAGGAGAAAAAACCGTGGTAGGCTGACCTAAACATCCGGGTGGAGTTACGGTTCTCCACCCTTCCGCTCTTTCTAAAAGGGAGTTAAGAGAGAAAGAAATTTCCCCCTTACTATCCCCCTATAAAGAAAGAGAGAATAAATAGTAAAAATAGATAATAAAATATAATAAATAACAATAAATGATATTTAAGTATATTCAGTATATATATTTAACATATCTTAGTATCTTTTACATTCTACATGTTTTATATATACTGTAATAGTATTGATAATAAGAAACCCAATAAAAAGGAGTCGTTATGTACGAAATATTATCAGGGGAATGTCCTTGTAACAACTGCGAGGACTGCTTTAAAGAATATGGGCAGTGTCCAGAGGAATTGCCGACGCATATCCTCTGGTTATCAAGACATGAGATGACCCCCGAGCAAAAAGATGGGCTGGCTA